CTCAGCGTCGAACAGCCACGGGTACGCGCGTACCAGCGGGTCGTCGGCGGGGTAGGTCTGCGCCGGGCTCGGCACCACGTATCCGCCGTGCTCGGGGTGCCGTACCGCGACGGCCTGAGTCGGTCGGACGTCCACGTCCTCTCCTTCCAGGTCGCAGGGTGCAGGGGTGGCCGGGCGGGATCCCTGCTGCTCCCGCCCGGCCCGTCCGTCACTCGCTGGTCTTGTCCTGCAGGAGGCGGAACGCCAGGTCGTTGACGCTGTCGGCGCCGTTGCGCCAGTGCATGTACCAGGCGCGTCGCCCGTCGGGAAGATTGTTCGCGGTGTTGAACATGTGCGGGATGAACTCGATGGCCGCGCTGCCCGGCTTGTCGACGATCACGTAGTTCGAGAAGTCCCCGAAGACGATCATGTTGTCGTGCGCGGTCGTCGTCTGGGTGCTGGGCGCGTCGTCGGACTCGACCAGCGGCCGACCCAGCAGCCGGTCGGCGACCGGCTGGGTCAGGTCGGTGGTGTACGACGCCGACACCGCCGAGCCCAGCGCCTTGATCGCCAGGCTGTACAGCGGGTTCATCAGCCAGGTGCCGCGGCTGCGCCACCGCACCGGCACCGCCCGGTACAGGCCGTGGATGTCGACCAGGCCGATCGTCCCCGCGGTGGTCGCGAGCACCTCGACGTTCGTGTTCGCGTCCAGCGCCGTGAAGATGCCGGTGGGCTGGCCGGAGCCGGTTCCGACGGCGTGCGCCGCGCCCTCGAGGCGGTCGCGGGCGTCGGTGAGGATCATCACCGCGTCGCTGGTCAGGCCGGCGATGTCCTCGAACGCCTCGATCGACGTCTGCAGCAGCGACTTCGCGCTGTACACGGGCACGGACACCCGGTCGAACGTCGGCGTGTCGTCGCTGACCTCGGTCAGTTCGGCGTCCCAGGACGCGGTCGAGCCGGCCGTCGAGACGCCGTTCCACACGTTGGAGCCGTCGGTGAGCGTCACGACCCGGGAGATCGAGCGGATGACGTTGCTCGTCCCCGAGTTGGTCATGATCAGCGTCGGGTCCAGGTGCGTCGGCACCAGGTAGCCGCCGGCGGTGTTGGTGCCGACCGCCATCGCCGCACGCTTCTCATCCTCGCTCAAGAACGCGGCCCGGCCGGTGACGAGCTTGCTGAACGCGGTGATGTAGTCGGGGTGCGACCTCGCGAGGATGTTCGCCGCCCACCGGGTGTCGCCGACGTGGCGGCGGACGATGCGCTCGAACTGGGCCTGCCGGTCGGCGCCCTCGATGAGGTGCTCGGCGGCGCGCAGGTTGGCGTCGATCATCTGCTGCCGGCTGACCCCGTAGCCGCCGTGCTGCAGCGCCGCGAACGGGTCGCTCTTGATGGTGACGTTCGGGGCGCCGGCGCGGACGCCGTCGCCGGGCTCGACGTGGCCCGGCTTGTCGGCGAGCGAGCGGACGAGGTTGCGCCGTTCCTCGTCGCGCCGGATCGCCGCCTCGACGGTGGACCGCTCGTCCACCAGCGCGTCCCACCGGGCCTGCTGGTCGTCGGTCAGCGGCTCGTCGCCGGCTGCCTCGTGGATGCTGCGCAGCTCCGCCTCGATCTGGGTGAGCCGCTCACGGAGATTCACGATCTGCTCCTTGGTGTTGCGAGGTATGGCGCCGCGAGCAGGCGTGCTCGGGCAGCCGCGGACAGACCGGTCGAGTGGCGTGCGGCCGGCTCGGCGGTGTGATGGGGTGCGGCTCCCGCCTCATCCAGTGCCGTGGTGGCGGCTGGCTGCCGGTCGGGAGTGCGAAGCATGCGGGCGCGGGCCTCCAGTTCGTCGACCCGGTTCGGGTCGCGGGAGCGCAGCCGCGCGTAGTAGGCGTCGGTCAGCGACCGCAGGCCGGCCGTCGAGTCCGGGTTGGCCGGCCAGGTGACCGGGCCGAACTCAAACAGGCGGACCTCGGTGATCGTCCGCTCCGGCAGCCCCTCGGGGTTGTGGTCGGAGCGGCCCGGGTCGTCGTTCCACTCCTCCTTGACTACGCGGAAGCGGAAGGACGATCCGTAGACGCCGGCTTCGAGGCCGGGAAGGAGGTCCCGGTTGTACGACGTGTCGAACAGCCGCACGACACCGACCGGCGAGTCGTGCTCCTCGGTCAGCGACTCGATCGACCCCAGAACCTTGTTGCCGATCTGCGGGTCGTAGCCGTGGTCGTACAGGCAGCGGATCTGCGACAGTCGCTCCTTGATCGTCTTGGTGAAGGCGCCGCGGCGCGTCCGCTCGAGAAACCGCCCCTCCCACCAGGAGTCGATCTCGTACCAGGTGTCGAAGCGCGAGAAGCGGACCTCCATGATCGGCATCGCATCGTCGGAGCGCAGCGCCCGGACACTGGCCGGGGCGGCCCGGACGATGTCGAGGTCACGAAGCGTCTCCACTGCCACCCTCCTTCGCGGGTTGCTGCCCGGAGCCGGGCGGTTGGAGCTGGACGGAGTACAGACCGGAGTGCTGGCCGATCAGCGCGGTCAGGTCGTTGTTGGCCAGGAACCGCACGCCGGCGTCCGGGTTGAAGCCGGCGTCGACCAGCGCCCGCAGGGCGACGGCCTGGGTTCGCTGGATCTCGGCGATGTCCCGCGCGTCGTCGCGTAGGAACGGGATCTGCGACGTGTCGACCCACAGTCGGGTGCGGGAGTCGGGCGGCCGGACCACCGTTTCCAGGGCCGCGCACACCCCGACCCACAGATCCTGCAGCGTGCCCTCGCTGAAGTTCCGGCGGGCCGAGTTGTAGTTGCCCGCGTTGAGACTCGACCCCTGCAGGCCCTCGGACAGGCCGACGATGACCGCCGGCACCCCGGCCGCGTTCGCGATCCTGGTCTCGCCCGCGCCCTGGACGACCTTGAAGTCGAGCTGTTTCAGGTCGGCGCCGATCACCGTCACGTCCGCGCCGCCGGCCAAGTACAGGGTCTTCCCGGCGTTCCGCGGCCCCTGGTGCGAGTCGTTCAGCGCCCTCATGAAGGCGTCGAACTCCTCGGTGCTGACCGACTCCTTGAAGGAGACGGCCAAGTTCGGCGTGGCCGCGTTCTCGAAGAAGCTCAACTTGTGCTGTGTGGCGGCCTTGTCGGCGCGGATCTCCCGCACCACCGGGGTCAGCCAGGACATGCCCCGGTACTGCGCCTCCGGGTCCGGCGTCGGCGTCCAGTGGCACAGCTCGTCGGGCAGGTAGACCCGGCTGTCGCCCTTGCCGGACTGGCCGCCGGGCCGGTACAGGTAGCCGACCACGTCGGACTCGACCGCCTCGGCCGGCGGCGCCGACAGCACGATCTGCACCCAGTCCGGGCGTAGCCGTCGCAGCCGGTCGCCCTCCCGGGCGATGTACGCCTGCCCGGCCAGGTCCGCATCCTGGATCATCCGCGCCAGCAGCTCGTTGGTGGACCCGTTGGGCCACGGCCGCTCCAGCAGCGCCAGCTCCGGCGTGCCGAACAGCGGGCCCGGCTTGGCCCCGGTGAACGTCGACCACTGGAATCTCGCCTGCGAGAAGATGCGCTGCCGGGCCATCGCGCACGCGAACACGACACCGCTGGCCTTGTACGCGTTCTGGACGTAGTCNAGNAACGANTGCTCNAGTTCTTCCTGCNTGAGCCACGGCGACGTCGTCCAGTACGGCCACACCTGGCCGGACGCGTACGCGTCAGCGAGGTCCTGGAACGTGAACCGGGACTCGGTGCCGGCGCCGCGCCGGAGCGCCTGCCACAGTTTCATGCCGCTCCCTCACATCCACTCCGAAGAGCACCAGGGCGGCCAGTCCCACGCCCGACCCGATGAGCCCCCACGGCCCGAACCGCCACGTCAGCCCGGCCACAATCAGCGCGGTCGCCACGGCCAGTGCCGCCAGCGCCTGATTCCGCGTCACACCCACACCGCCCTCGGTCGTGCCGGCGCCGGCCGCTGCACCCGCGGCGTGCAGTGCCCGAACAAGGCCAGCGACACGGCCGCCAGCGGGGTGATGTCCACCGCTAGGTCCCGGCGGGCCCACGCCCACGACCCGCCGATGTCCCGCCGCACCGCGCCGCGCGCCGCCTCGGTCAGCTCCGGCTGGCCGATGTGGACGACGTCCCGCCCGGCGAGGTCCGCACCGGAGATGCCGTCGTACAGCAGCTGGCAGCCGGTCACCATGTCGGCGACCGACGCCCGATGCACCACCAGGCCCGCGCCCTCGGCCTCGTCGGCGAGCGCCCTGTCGTCGATCACCAGCACCGACGGGCGGTGCCGCTCGAGCGCGACCAGCCGCGGCACCACCCACGCCGTGCCGGGCCGGTAGTCGAGCGTCTCGCCGTCCCCGGCCACCTCGATGTGCCGGCCGCCACCGACGGCCGCGCCCGCGAGCCCGATCGCCGCGTACGACCGGTCCGGCGGCACGTACACCCCGATCGCCGGCCGGCCGTACAGCTGCGATTCCGGGCGCAGAGCGGCGGCCCAATCCGCCTCGCGCAGCACCTGCCATTGCGGGACGTCACCACCGGTCCAGCGCGGCCAGATCCCCAGCCGTTCCCGGGCGAATCCCACATCTGACATCGCCCGGCGCTCGCGGCGCACGTACTCGACCGTCAGCCGACCGCCCAGCGCCGGGTTGGCCTGGTACCACAGTCGCTCGTCGTCCAAGTCGACGGCGGCGAGGTCGTCCAGGTCGCCGGCCAGACCCCAGTCACGCCAGCCCAGCGAGTCGTCCCCGCCGGCGTCGGCCCGCTGGCGCAGCGCGTACAGGACGTCGCCGGTGTCACCGGTCAGCGGCGGGCTGCTCGTGTAGATGATCTGCGGGTTCGGCCTGGCCGACATCGTCGGCATCAGCGCCTCCTGCTGCTCGCGCGTGAGCGCGAACGCCTCGTCGATGATGTTCACGTCGCCGCTGAAGCCCCGCCCGGAACCCTTGCTGCGGGCGATGAACCGCAACCGCTGGCCGGTGTCGAGCCGCTCCAGCGACTCTTCGCCGTTGGTGTTGATCACCTTGACTGGCACGCCGTCGACGTCATACAGGGTGTCCGACAGGCGCGTACCGAGCCGGCGCAGCACCGCCAGCACCCGCCGGAAGCCCTCCATCGCCGTCTTGTACTCGTGCGCCGACCACATGATCAGCTCTTCGCCGAACAGGAACAGTCCCGCGAGTGCCCTGGCCTCGAGGATGGCGCCCTTGCCGTTCTGCCGGGACACGATCTCGCCGTACTCGAAGCACGCCCACTTGCCGTCGGGGCGGATCGCGCACATCACGTCCAGCGCGTCGGCCTGCCAGCGGTCCAGCACCAGGCCGCCCCGGCGGGCTAGATCGACAGCCACCGGGCCGAGCGTCACCTCGTACGGCGGGTGGACGTCAACCCGTGGCCGCGCCGCCACGGAGGGCGGCGATTCGAGCAGTGAGGTCGAGGACACCCGCACCCCCCTTGCCCTGCGGTGTCGCCGACTGCCCGGTCTGCCGCGCCGACGCGCGCGACTGGCGCAACTCGGCCAGGACCTGCTTGAGCACGGCCGCCTGCTGGCGGGCCTCCGACAGCGCCCTGTCGACGACGATGACCAGGCGCTCTGGGTCGCCGCGGTCCTCGGCGAGCGCCAGCCAATCCCCGGCGTCACCGCTCAGCAGGCGGTCGAGCTTGTCCAGCCGGTCAGCGATCCGGCACGCCTCCTCCAGCAGCACCCGCTCCGTCGGGCGCAGCTCCGGCCCGGCGGCGGTCACCTGCTCCCACAGCCGCCGCCCGCGCCGCCCCAACGTCACCCCGGCGACGCCGTGACGCGTCACGGCGTCCGTGACGGCCACGGTCGACGGGTTACACCGGTTCGGATCGCACAGCGAGTGGTCGCCGCGTCGGTGCGCCCGGTACCGGCGCTGCCGCTCGGCCGCCGTCCGGTCAGCCAACGGCCCCTCCCAAGATCCAGAGCGGGGGGAGATTTCCCTGACAGGGGCGCGGGGTCAGGATATGTCCGATTTGCGCGCCCGGGGCGCCCCCCCTGGTCCGCCCACCGGCCTCACCAGCGACGAGAGTTCACGACGATCGTGCTCTGCTGTCTGCGCTGCATGGCCAGACGCTGGCCAGCACGCCTGTTGCAGGACCTGTGACTCAGCCTGCGCACGCGCGGGCCAGGGCCGTACACCAGGGGTGGGTAGTGGTCGTAGTCCAGTGGCATCCCGGGCGTCATCGGCAGCGAGCAGAACGGACACAGCCCCTGCCCGGCCCGGGCCAGCTCCCGCAGTGCTGCGGCCCTGGCCTGCTGATGCTCCCACCCGTATCCACGCTGTGTGGTGGTGGGCCGGGGCGTACCCCGCCCCCGAGTTTGACGCCCCGGCGGCTTGTCCTCGGCCTCGCGCCTGATCCAGTCCCGCACCGCCTGGATCGCCCGCCGCGGGTGTGGCCGCGCGGCGGCCCGTGCGATCAGGGTGGCGTCGTCGGGACGCAGCAGCACCACCTCGGCACCCAGCTCGGCGGCGAGCTCGGCGCGCCTGGTCGGGCCGGGCGCGCAGCGGATGACCCACGCCGTGCCGTCGGTCATGGCGGCGACACGCCGCATGCCGGCGGCCATGGCCCGGGCGCCGATGACGTCCTGGTCGAGCACGAGGTCACCGGGCCGAGCCCGGTGACGCACGTAGGTGCTCTTGCCCGCACACGGTGGCCCGGCGACGAGGTACACGACGCGGGCCACTGTGCCCCTCCGCTACGTCATCCACATGTCGCGGCCCGCCACGCGGCGTACTGCTGGCGCAGCCCGGTCTGCGCGTCCGCGACCGCCGCCGCCTGGTCCAGGTCGGTACCGCCCGAGATCGTCATCTGCGCGCGCAGTACCGCCAGCTCGGCGCCGAATCGGGCGACCGCCGTCGCGAGATCCCTGCTGGCCTGGCTGTCGTATCCGGACACCGCCTCGAGCAGCTCCCGCTGGTCCTCGACCTCGGCCAGCAGGTCCGGCGCGGTCGCCAGGTTGTACTCGTACATGTCGCGGAGCCGACCGGCGGCCCAGGCGTTGTAGGCCCGTTCGATGTTGGCGCACTCGATGGCGGCCGGGTCGGGTGCGGCGGGCTTGGCGGTGTCGGCGACGACGTACCCGATGCCGGTGCCGGAGGCGGCCAGGCCGGCGACGACGCCGGTGACGATGAGTGCGACGCGGGTCGATCTGCGCATGACCGGGAGAATACGACGCGCCATCGAGTGATCACGTCGGCCGATCGGTCGACGCTCGTCGTCCGCTCCGCGCCGGACTCCGGGCAGCATCGACTGACCCCTTCGACCGGTGACAGTACCACGCCCATGGTCATCCTGCCGCCGCGAGGGCCGGCGTGGCGTCGGCGGCGAGCCGGTCGAGCACGTCGCCGAGCCGGTACAGCGGCACACCGCGGTCGTCACGGGCCGCGGGCGTGACCACGCCGCGGCGCGACCACTGCGTGATCCTGTTCCGGGCCCGCTGCCGGTCGTGGCCGGCCTTGGCGGCGAGGTGGGCGATCTGCGCCGCGCTGAGCAGCTGGTCGGCCGCGTGGCGCAGCAGGATGCTCCGCGACGCCTCGACGTCCCAGCGCGCCCCGCAGCCGC